CTGCTCTTGATGCTTACAAGGCTGCAGTTGATACTTACGACAACGACCCTTTAAAACGCACGTCTTACAAAACCGGATTCGACGGCTATAGTATCGTTGAATTCATTCTTGATGCCGCTGCTGACTGGTCGTTGAAGGGAACTCTATTATAACACAATAAACATATGGGACTTGACATGTACTTTACTCGCCGGCCAAAAAACACCAGCTGCTCCGTGGATCCACACCGCTACTCGCACGAGGTGGGGTATTTCCGCAAGCATAACGCTCTTCATCAATGGATTGTTGATAATGCACAGGCCGGCATTGACGAATGTCAAAGCACTGAGCTGCCATCTGAATTGTTGGCTCAATGCTTTGACCTCGTGAAAACCTCGCTGATATTGCGTGATGCAACCATAATGCCGCCGAGCGCCGGCTTCTTCTTTGGAAGTACAGCTGCTGATGAATTGTATTGGGATAAAATGATTGAGACATACTCAGTTTTACAAACCATTCTAGAAACTACTGACTGGGCAAACGAAAGTGTATACTATCAAAGCAGTTGGTAAAACAACAAACACAATAAAAAATGATTAATAGACTCTTACAACTACTAAAACTGCGGGATGCTGACGTTCCAAAATACGGCTGGTCGATCTTTGCTTTAAACGACTCCGTCAATTTTTCACGTCGAGTGATTGAAGAGCACAGAAAACAACTTCTGGGACTTCTTTAATAATCTTGTGTACTTTCTAACCAAAACATGTTAATATAAATCTATGACAGCAACAAACACTAAAAACGATCTAATTGAAACACTGCGTTCCGCGGTATGTGACATCACCTTTGAAAAGCAAGATGGGAGCATTCGCCATTTACGCGGCACATTACGAGAAGATCTTCTTCCTGCATACACACCATCTCCGCGGCCCTATGTTAAAAATGAAGAGTCAGACGCTATTCGCGTTTATGATCTCGAATCAGACGGCTGGAGAAGCTTTAACGCCGAAAACCTAATTTCACTAAATACAATAAATGAGTAACCTCTTTAAGGCAGGCCGAGTGCTTGCTCCAGACTCGAAATGGACAGGCGAAGAGCCTGATTGGTCTGGGTGGGAACTTTGGCCGGTAGAACAATTTTATCGCACTCGTTCGCGAGCTTTAATGTTCTATAACTATTATCTTGACTCAGGCTCTCTTCGTCCAGCCGTGCTGGACTGGATGAAAAGAAATGGCTATACAAAGGACGAGATATCATCAATCAAAGAAGCGCCAACTCACGCACTGCCGAGTACGGTAGGAAAGCTTGTTCGATGCATAGATCGTGGAATGCCAAGCCTGCATCCAAGCGCGGCTGAATATTTTTCGACACTGCCATTTCATGACGAACCGCCAGTGCCTAAAGACGAAGTTGATGTTATACGTCATGAGTTGGCTCAGGCTCTTACACGATACTGTAAACAATCACCGTCTGGGGCAGATGAAGTAGTTATACAACTTCCTAAGCAGCAGAGCCCATATGATCGTATACGTGATAGGGTACATAAGGAAGTTTTTCCGCATCTCGAAAACTTATTAGAATGCTGGTCAACCTCGCAGCTTGGCACTGAAAGCCTAAACTTGTCTGCTCTGTTACGTGATTTAAAGATTCCTAGCCAAGGGTGTAAGCTTATCTTTGATTGGGTAACTCGACAGCACGGTGAGTTTAATGGAGCCTTATGCAAAGAAGACGAAGAACTTGTAGAAGGCTACAGCCATTTTGCAAAAACTGATCTCCGCAAGATTGTAAAGACACTTGAAATGTTGCTTTCAGATGTATCAACCTATTCAAAAATTAAAACGTCGGCGCGTAAACCGCGTAAGAAAAAGGTTAAAGATGCAACAAAACAAGTGTCAAATATAAAATATCAAACACACTCTTCAGACTATTCACTTGATTCAGTGTCTCCATCTCGAATTCCATCCTCTCAATTGCTATGTACCTTTAACACAAAGACCAGAAGCTTAGGCGTCTATTTTGCGTCAGGCCCGGCTGGATTTGAAATAAAGGGCACCTCGCTAAAGGGGTTTGATGTTGCTCGAAGCTTTTCTACAACGCTTAGAAAGCCAAAGGACACAATAACTGCGATTCTAAGTTCTACTCCAAAACAACTACAAAAATTATATGATTCTTTGACCACTAAAAAGAAAACTCCAAACGGTCGTATAAACGAATGCACTCTCCTATTGAAAGTAAGCGAACAAAAATTATAATATATGACTGAACCAGAATTACCATTAAAACTGCTAACCAAACAACAATTTGCGGTAGAAATTGAAACTAGAGTGAGAAAACTTAATATGGGTTATCTCGAATCTATACTTGACTTTTGCGCTACTATTGGAATTGAGCCAGACGAAGTGTCTAAACTTGTCGTGGGCAGTCTTAAAGAAAAACTTGAAGCAGAAGCAATGAGGAATAACTTGCTACCACGGTCGTCTGGTATGCTGTTCTGATTATGACAGTGAGTGACAAAACTAATGGCTATGACACATGGTCGGTCTATACTGCTATGAAGTTGCACTTTAGCGGTGGATCGTATAATGCATTTAAGTTTAATTTTAAAGGACCTCGACTAAAGGAAAGCAGTTTCTTAATCAGAAGAGACCGATATTTTTTCGAAAAGCTCGCAAAAAAATATCCAAAACGACAAACCATTATACATTATTTTTTAGCAAACATTTTAGCTGGCAACAAATGGATTGGCGGAATGTCCGATGAAGTCTATATGACATGGACTAGTCGCATTCAAAGTTTGTTATACGGCTTTAAAACTGATATTTCTACATTACACTCACTCACGCACGGGAAATTTGACTCTCTGTTTATAGTTAACGGGGGTCAGTGTAAACTCTATGAAGCATACCATAAGGGATTGGTGTCGCTAGAGACACTCACAACACTTGATTTTCTATGCGGCTATACGTCTCATATAAATAAAAAAGGTTTTGATCCGATGGGTACGCTGAACGATACAACTCAGCAAATCAATGGCTATAGACCTTTCATAACACAGGTAATTAGCGATAAAAAACTTTTTCAGGATATTGTAATAAAAACATTTACAATGCCTTGAAAATATGTTAATATAATCTGTTGTTAGTAATACAACGCACACAACACAATACAACACAATACAATATGTCATTCGACAAACTAAAACAAAATCGGACAGCTTCAATCAATAAACTTGTTGAAGCTGCAGAAAAATTGGGTACAACAAAAGCGTCATACGGAGATGATCGCATTTGGGCACCCGCTGTAGACAAGGCCGGTAATGGTTATGCTATTATCCGCTTTCTTCCCGCAAAGGATGGTGAAGATCTGCCGTGGGTTCGCTTCTGGGATCATGGCTTTAAAGGGCCAACTGGTCGCTGGTACATTGAAAACTCGCTTACGAGTATTGGTCAATCTGATCCAGTCGGCGAAATTAACAGCGTACTTTGGAATAGCGGAAACGAGAAAGATAAGGAAATCGCACGTGATCGCAAGCGTCGATTGCATTATGTTAGTAACATTCTCGTACTCAGCGATCCAGCAAATCCAGATAATGAAGGCAAAGTTTTTCTTTACAAATATGGTAAGAAACTCTTTGACAAAATTATGGATATTATGCAGCCACAGTTTCAAGATGAAACGCCGGTTAACCCATTTGATTTTTGGGCAGGCGCAAATTTTAAGCTAAAGATTCGCAACTTTGAAGGCTATCGTAATTATGATAAGTCTGAATTTGAGGGAGCAAGCGAAATGCTTGGCGGGGACGAAAGTAAACTCGAAAAGATTTATAATTCGCTTTATTCGCTTAAAGACTTTATTGATCCATCAAATTATAAGTCTTATGCTGATCTTAAGCGCAAGCTTGTCGAGGTTCTTGGTGCTGAAGCGCTTGGTGGGACTATGACTGCTGAAGCAAGTGTTGAAACTTCTACACATGTTTCTAAAACTGCTGATGAAACTCCAGCATACTCTTCTAAAGAATCAAAGTTTGAAACCTCTTCAACTGACGATGATGACGATGACTCGCTTAGCTATTTTGCAAAGCTTGCTCAGGGGAACTAACTCTTAAACATTAAAAACGGGGGGTAGAAATTTCTATCTCCCGTTTTCATATACGCTAATATGATATTTTTAATCCGAGTCTTTACCTATTTAAACTGCAAAGACTGCATTAAACATCTGCAAACTCTTCGTGACTATTGTGCTCGCACTCCGACAGGTTTAGAAATAATTGATATTGATAAAGAAGAAAATATCCCGCTCTTATTTGAACATAACCTAAGTGCAATACCGCATACTATATGCTATAATATACGCGGGGAAATTATGCACAGCTTTGGTGGTGTAAAGACCCCGGAAGAGTTTGATTGTATTGTATATTACAATCAATAACCAAGGGCGCTGGCAGTCATGATTGGCATCATTGTCGATCCGTTATTGTTAACGCTGCTCGTGCTAACGTTGCTAGTATTGCCTCCGTTATTGACTATGATTGTCGGAGAAATTGTTGCAGTATTGCCTATGCTGTTTAATGACGCTCCAACGTTTGGAGGAACAGTCGTTATACTTGGCTGAACAGTGTCTTTAGCAGCCAATACTGGATTTGCTGAAATGATTGTCGAAAGCTTTTGAACAGTTTCAATTGGAAACTCCTTTAGACTTTTTATTTCTTTGCCTAACTTAGAAAGCTTATCTATCCCCTGCGATAGATTTAATACGCCAGTCCCCGCGGTTGCTAATTGCTCTCCAATGTTGGCAAATTTTTGCAGCTGTTCTAACGGGCTATCAGATCCAAACCTTAAAAATTTTCCGACTAGATTTCCTAATCCTTCTACTGCCTGACCTGCGCCAAAGGCACCAATCGCTCCAGCCAATAAGCCTATTGCACCAGCAGTAGCTGTCAGTTTACCAGGGTCAAGCGCAGCGGAAAAAGTAGCAAATTTGTCGAAAAAGGTTATCATATTGCCGCCGAATAAACCGACCGCAGCTCCTAATGCAGCTACACCCGCTGAAAACGGTAGCAGCGCAAGACCTCCTAAAAATAACCCCGGCGCCGCTTTTAGCATAGCAAATCCTAAAGTCCCTAATGCTGATGCGACAACTGTTAATACATCCGCGTCAACCGTTGCTAATTCTTTAAGAGCATATGAGAGGGGAATCAATGATGCCCCTAATCCAGCAATAACGAGAGCGCCAAGTCCAATGAGCGGAGCAAAGGATCCAAATATTGCAGCAGCTACTCCTAATGCAGTTAGGGCTACAGCCAATACGCCAATTGTGCCTATGCCTACGTCTTTCATTAAGTTTAGACCATACGCAAGTGGGATTATTGACAGTCCCAACGCTACAATAGCCAAAGATCCTTTTAATACTGCACCAAGATTTTTTCCTAACATCACTCCCGCTAGACCTAGAGCAGTAAGGGCGCCAGCGAGAGCTCCTAACGTTTCCAACTTTATACCAGCAAATTTTTTAACAGAAAAAACCAACGGCAGTAGAGACAGTCCTAATGCTGCAATGCCGATCGCGCCTTTAATTAAAATTCCTGGAAATTTTCCAATCTTTTCGCAAAAATAACCTATTGAATCACTGATTTTTTTAAGCGGTTCTGGCAAGCCGTCTCCTATTTTTTTAACAACACCAACCATTTTCTCAATTATTGCCAGTGGCAACTTGGAAAGAGAGCCTAAAAATACTTTTAACAGCTTTACCGATACTAGTGCTTTAAGCCATTTTATACTAGCAAATGCGTCCACTGATTTTGCAAGCTTGTCTAACGAGCCAAAGCTATCTGAAATCTTTTTTATGTTTTCAGCACTTTCTGCAATTAGCGGGGAGTCTATATTTCTAAAAGCAATACCCAATGCCTTTGCAAAAATTTTAAGTTTAACTAAACCTATCATTGCTTTTGTTAAACTTAAATTTGCAATCCCCGCAACTAATTGCGTGAGTGAAGACAACGATTTTGTCGACTCCAATATTCCTTCCAAAGCAGTGTTATCAATTTTTAACTTAGCTAGTCCATCATAGAATTTTTGAATTCCAGTAATAAAGATACTAGTGCCGCCAGCTGGCGTATTTGTGGTGGTGGTGGATAAACTATTCGACGTTGTATTGGATAAACTATTCGACGTTGTATTGGATGAATTATCAGACGTTGTGTTATTAGCGTTATTAGATATATTATTAATAACAGTCGAAGCAACTGCTGCAACAGCAGCGGTCTGATCAGTTGTAATACCAGCTGTAACACTAGACGTAAGTTTGCTCGCATAGTCATCAACTGTATCGAGTAGCAGATCTTGAGTTAGGTTAGAACTTTTTAATTCTTCGGTAATTCGAGTTAATGCTCGTGATGTCAGTTCTGACTGCTGCATTAAATTTAGCTGTACGTCGTTGTTATTCATTTTTTCTGCTTAGCTTCCTCGTCTTGGATGTGTTTTATTAGCATTGCAATATAGATTTCCCTCTCCCACGGTAACATATTATCTAATTCAGTCAAACTATATTTGTGATGGTGTATTAGTGAAAAATTTGTTTGATAATAGTTACTCAATGACTCGTGTGAGAGGGCTATTCGAAAAAAGCCTGTATTCCTGATAGGGATATATTGTTTTCCTTTTTGCAGCCGTCACAATCAAAAATAGCAATATGCTCAAGCTTTGGCGTATTTGAAATATACTCTTCAATTTTATTAATTTGTGAGCGATTTAAACTATTTACAAATGTTATCAATTCCTCTTTTGAAGATTGATTAGATTGATACACTCCGTTGTTGTCGAAAATCGACTCGATAGACGCAATAATCATATTTGTTATTGTCTCGCCACTAATTTTATCGGAGTCGCCAAGCGCTGGCATATTTCCAACTTTAATGTGTTGTAGGATAACTCCAACTTTATCAGTAAGCATAATCTTGCTGCTAACTTCCTTTTCAGGCCAGGTTAGTTGAATATCATCGAGGTTTATTGAAACCTCGTTATAAGTTTCACAGTGAGAACATTTAACTTTAATATTACTAATTTCGCCGACACTTTTTGCTCGCAGTTTTAGGAAAACATATTCAAGATCAAATGCGGTAAGCTCCTTTGGGTCAACTGTTTCAAATGTACACGCGAAAATTATATCTTTAATTGCAGACATCATCTCGGTAGACTCATTTGATTCTTGTGCAAGTAGAAGAATCTTTTCTTCTTTTACGAGAAACGGACGATATTCAACTGATTGCTTTGTTGAAGGAATAGTTAATACATATTTCGGGGATTCAATTGTTGGTAATGGCATAGTGTATTGTATGGTTAATGTTATTTATCAAGCTATATTCGCAACATTTGGATTTGTTGAAATATTTCCATCGCCCTCAAACGTTGAAACGCCGACGCCTGGTAATGTTTCCCTAGTATAGGCCTTTGTTTCCATAAATGAGAGTTGAATACTAGTTTCAAACGGAGAGCCATCAGCTCTCCACATATTTGCTGAGGTGTTATATGAAGTATTCATTTCTCGTAAGTATACTTCACCAATTGTTGGCAAATTTTTTAAAAATCCATATGCTATTGTCCATTTTGGAGGATATTTTAGTTGAAAATTATTTCCTTCTGGATATAGATTTTCGCGAAACGATGAAACGATACGACGGATTGTTTCATTGTCACTCTCATTTTGCGGTATAAGTTGAAAATCAAATGAAAACGCTCGAGTGTTTGTTGAAGTAAATTCAGTTGTAATGTTTTTATTTACTGTAGTGCCAGTGCCAATGCTAATTGCGCTTTTATAACTGTCTCCCAAGCCGGGAATCGCCGCGGCGATTCCCTGCATTATACCGCCAACATTATTTCCAGTTATTGCTGACTTTATGCTGTCAATTGCGTTTCCGGCTATTCCCTTAAGATTATCTAGACCGAGGCCACCAGCGGTTATTCCGCTCGCGGCCTGCGCAGTCATTGCTCCTCGAATGCCTAATTCAACATCGTTGTATGTAGCTGCATCGCTGAATTGTAAAGACCCTGGGGCTGGCAACACGATTTGTGGTCCACCAACACTAAGACATTGAAAAACTATTACTGGACGGCTAGTATTTATGTCTGCTGGAAATTTATAGGAGGCCATATAAGTATTTATATGCCAAAAGGACGCTATTATCGTGGTAAATATCCAGTAAAACACCGCGCAAAATATGACGGAGACGCTTCAGCTGTAGTGTATCGTTCACTATGGGAACGTCAAGTGTTTAGATGGTGTGATGACACAGCTGAAGTTCTAAAGTGGAGCAGTGAAGAAATTGTCATACCATATCGATGCAGATCTGATGGCAAGCCTCACAGATATTTTGTAGATCTTAAAATTATATTTGCTGACGGCCGAACATATCTAATTGAAATAAAGCCTAAAAAACAAACAAAGGAACCACGTGTGCGTGCTCATAAGACACGCGCATACATTACTGAGGTAATGACATACGCAAAAAATATATCAAAATGGGAAGCGGCTACGGAATATTGCGCTGATAAAGGTTGGGTATTTGAAGTCTGGACAGAAGACACTCTTAAGGGGTTAGGCATTAAGTTATTAACTTGAATTTTAGGTTATAAATAGATATATGGCAGCTCTTTTTTCTAAAATCCAGACTCAAGTTGAAAACTTGGGCCTGTTGCCTCGCACAAAGCAGTCTAGAGACTGGTTCTATAGAAAAATAAGAACTCTTACTGGGGTTAACCCGTCTAAAGTATTAGCAGACAGCAGTCTAGTCGCTAGATCTCGACCGCTTATTGGTCGTATGTTTATGTATTTGTATGACCCTAAGCACAAAGAAACTTTGCCGTACTATGATAAATTTCCCCTCATACTTATGGTAGGGCCAGCTAAGGGCGGGTTTTACGGTTTAAATTTACATTATTTGCCGCCTAGACAACGCGCAATGTTTTTTGATCGTCTGTATGACTTTACAAATAATAAAAAATATGATGAGACTACGCGATTTAGACTGTCATACGATTTGTTAAGTTCTGCCGCAAAGCTTCGTGCATACGCTCCATGCTTTAAACGATATTTGTATGCCCACATTTCATCAAAGACAGTCGAGGTTTTACCAAATGAATGGGAGATTGCGCTCTTTTTGCCAACAGAATCATTTGTCGGATCAGATAAAAATAAAATTTGGGCAAAAGCCCGCGGATTAATCTAAAGATATGTCATCATCAATAAAAGATTTTAAGGCAGCAATACTACAAAACGGAGGGTTTGCGCGCACTAATAGATTTTCGATAGAAATCTTAGCTGTCCCGGGTAATACTACTGCTGATCCACGCGATCTTTCGGCGTTATGTGAAAGTGTAACCTTGCCTGGAAAACAAATAACCACGATAGACTATGATAACGGCACCCGCTGCCCGACAAAAATACCTGTTGGTTTTACACAAGACGACGTTACAATTGTATTTAATCTAACAAACAACTATATAGTTAAACGTATTTTAGATGAATGGATGAAAGCTATAATAAACGAAAATACGTATTTATTGGCACTTAACGAAAATTCATATAAACGAGATATTAGAATTAACCAATTAGACGAGAGCAACCGGGTTATCTATACCGCACAGTTAGAAAAAGCGTATCCGATAAGTGTTAACGCAATTGAGCTTGGAGCAGAGGAATCTGGAATACAAAAAGTAACTGCTGTGTTTACATATAATACGCTTAAAAATACCTACAATAACAAATAGTATATGCCAAAGTTTTTTTCCAAATATCCTAAAATAAACTATGACCTCGAATTAGATGGTTCTACCTATGAACTTACTAACATCTCACGCGCGGTAATATTAAATATAGACAAGTCATTGGATGACCTGTTAGCCTATACATATTACAATATACTCGATGGTGATAGACCTGATATTATTTCATATAAACTGTACGGTACCATAGATTATTATTGGACATTCTTTATATTAAATAATTCTTTACGAGAAGGCCTGCTTGCTGCCTGGCCGCTATCAGAAAATAACTTGCAAAATATGATTGAACGAGAGTATGGCAAATATTCAGTGCTCTCCTTATTACCAATTAAAGATCCCAACGAGGAATTAAACAATGAGCTCCGCCTTGATATTTCGTGTATACCATTAGACACAAAATACTTAAAATACATAAATTTATGTATTGCCAATCATAAATCTAAAATTGTAAAATATGATTCGCGCCGTCATCAACTTATACTAAGCGACATTTATAAAGTTGTTGACGGCGCGCGAATTCAATCAGCGGCTGTTACAGCCGCTTTCATTGGAGAGGCTGGGGCGAAATACACTATAGAGTGGGATGATTCTCAGGAAGATACTGATGCTGCTGCGTTAAAGGCAGAATGGATTGACGCAGTATATCAAAACATTACAAAATATGATTATGACGGCGCACCCGATATTCCCACCGCCACGCCGACGGCTGGTCGTATGAGCATAAAGCAAAACTATATCTCTGATAAATATTTACACTCTGCACAACCAACATTTTGTTGGCC